CCGTAAATTGGGAGAGGGTTTCGATGTCACAGTCCCCACAACTCCGGGTTGCACAGTCAAAACATACGCAATCCTCTTCTGTGAGAATAGTACACCCTATGCAGCTTTTAGCTGCTTTGCAAATTTCCAAGCGTTCTGCTATGGGTTTGGTTTCCGGCATTGTTCTAATGCCTCCTTGTTTTATTTACCACAGATGGGACACTCACCATCCTTGCCCACATCTTCGAGGTCTATTTCTGCCCCGCAGAGTTTACAGGTCACTAGATAAGGCTGGTCAATCTGGGCGTCCGATACCTTACCCACCTAGTCTACCCACTTGACTGAGCCCTCAGGTTCAGTGTCCATGATGAGAGCCCTGAACGCCGGGGTGTAGCCAACACTCTCACCTAGCAGACCCATCGAGCCGATAAACCTTTGCACATCTGGACTCTGCTTGATGTCAGCTATGTCTATTTGTGCTTGCCTGCATTTCTCCACAGCTTCAGCCCTTGTCAATTTCTGCTTTATTGCCATCAGTATGTACCTCCATTCTTTATTCTTATTTCTTCCAGTTTCTTTCTCCGTTGCCTACGCCAAGCTCTGCGAGCTATCGACCTGGCTCTGGGATTCGGGTGACTATGCTTGGTTGGGTATTTCAAATCTCTTTACCTCAGCCATGAGTTTCTCCATGATTTCTGGGCTTGGTGTTTCCACCACAGGTATCTTGTAGTCAGTCTCATAAAGGTGTCTAATAACAGACCCATCTCTAAACTGATATGTACCAATATAGACCATATGCTCCCCTTCTGGGATTATGTCCGCAGTATTCAGCATCCTGAACGTCCTAGTCTCCAGCAGTTGTTCCGGGTCTACCTCAGCCCAGATATGTGCATCAGTATATTGTGATTGTACTGTGATTATCCGAGCACCAATAGGTAGTTTAAGCTCAAGCGGATTATCCCCTGGGAGCTTGTACTTTAAGAGCCTTATCATCTCCGTTCTTCTAGGACTTGGATAGTATGCTGGACTGGACACTTCTTGGTATGTGCTGACTTGAGATAGAAGTTACGCTTAATGACCTTACCACAGCTTGCACACTTCATTTCTGTACCTCCTTTATTATTTGTTCAGCCATCCTGACTGCCATGTGTTTATCATAGGCTGCGTTGGCAATGCCCAGGAGTGGGCACTCGGACTTGTTGAGTAGCCCACATTGTATCTTACAGCTAAGTTCTTCGCAGGTCATTGTCTATCCTCCAACTGTCTTGCTATTTGACCTAGAGTAGTATCTACTGATATATGCTTAGTATAATCTGTATTGACCAGAATACTAAACAAATCATTTGCTTCCTCTTTTGTTAGGGTTAGATATATTTTAGGTTCAGTCACTATAACATCCCTGATAGCCCTAGCCAGCATTACCCTCCGATAATGAGGGCCTTCAGTAAGTCTACCATTAGGGTATTTACAAGGACTCCCTGTTGGTTGACCACACTTAGGACAGCCCACCTTATCCAGAACTCTTTCCTGATATAATTCCTGGGCCATTACTTGCCTCCTCGTCTTTGATTCTCTTTTCGGAGCTTACGTCTAACCAGTTCCGCCTCAACACCTTGTC